TCATATCCTGCATCAGTAATGCTTAGTGACGCACTATCAGTTGTTGTTAATTTATAACGTCTGTTGTTTCTTTCTGTTAAATCCTCTATCTGAGCGTCTTCTGCTGTTTCAAAGAATCCTATGTTGTTTGAATCTAGTACACCAATGTAAACTGTATCACCATTTTGTATTGGTGAGTAAATTAACAATCCATTTGCATCAGTATCTATACTACTAATTGTGTTACCTGTTGCAGGATCTTCTTTTGACCAATTAAGCCCTGTGCCTGCTGTATTGAATACATATGCAGAACCATCTGAACCACGTGATAAACCGTGTGATGAAATTTGTACACTACCAACGTATCCTATATCATTAATTTGTATAGTTTGAATAGAATCAACTATTTTTGTGTATGACGTAGCTTCTGTTAATTCTGCAGGTACATTAATTGTTTCGCCCGGGTCTTGTCTAGGGATATAATTTTTATCAGCAAACTTTTTATCAATTGCTAGATCATCTTGTGTTAAACTTGTACCGTGTATATTGTTAAAATTTGTAACATCAGTATTAGTTGTGCCTAAGTTACCAATAGCAACACCAGCAGCATTCAGTGGTCCACCTAGTGTTGGTTCCGGATCAGACTCTAATGAAATAGCATTTAGTTTTAGTATTATTTTACCAGTTTCAGAAACACTTATACTANNAAGGATTTTCATCACTATCGGAGCCTAACTTTCTGATTTCAATCTCTGTGCCATCTTGTGATACTGTTGGCAAATACGCATCTACGCCATCGCCTTTAAACGGTGTTAAATCGTCGGGTGTGTCAGCAAGTAATGTAAAGGTAATTTGTCCACCTTTACCTACTACTGCATATATCTCTTGAAA